CGTGACGCGGCAGCGCAGAGGCGTGCTTGAGTTTCGTGCTGCCGACATGGATGTGGATACACGGTCCATGGAAATCGAGGGAAAGGCAATATCCTACGACTCACCGACGCTGATTTTCTCCAGCGGCGGAATCGACTACTTTGAGCAGATTGCTCGGAGCGCGCTCGATACTGCGGATACGAGCCAAACGTGTCTGCGGTACAACCACAAGGACGCGGTTCCGATGCTTGCGCGGACAGCAGGTGGAAGCCTTCAGCTGCGCAATGAAAGCGACGGGCTGTACTTCCGGGCAAAGCTGTTCGACACAACGGCGTCGCGGGACTGCTTTGAACTGGTGCGCCAAGGCGTGCTGCAGTGTTCTTTTGGGTTTGTCCTGCCGGATAGGAGCGGATATATCTACGATGCGGAAAAACATCTGCGCACGATCGTGCGCATCGATAAGCTGATTGATCTGTCGATTGTGGATATTCCGGCCTATAAAGATACTTTTGTTTCTGCGCGCGATCTGTTTTCGATGGAACAGGAGTACAGAGACGCGTTGAAAAATGCCGACAGACGTCGGCGGGAACTGATCGCACTGACGATTTGAGAGGGGGATGCACAATATGCATGAGAGACTGAGACAGATTGACGCCCGCCTTGCCGAACTCCGCACGCAGCTGCGCAGCGACGGCGAGGTGGACATGGACGCCATCGAGAAGGAGATCAACGAACTTCAGGGAGAGCGCAGCCAGATTGCGCGCCGCATGGAGATTGCGAACGGCATCAATACAGACGCAATTCCGGGCATGCGTTCTATTGAAGCCAACAACGCACCCACCGCATCTGCGCAGACCAGAAGCGCAGGGGAGTTCGCGGAGCCTGCCGAGTACCGCGACGCATGGGCCGCAAGCATGCTCGGCATGCGCATGAGCGAAGAGCAGCTGCGCGTGTTTGAGACCACCAATGCCCAGTATCGCGCATATACCCATACTACCGAGAACACGGCTGTCCTGATTCCCGAGACCGTTGTTTCCGGAATCTGGAAGCGAGCCGAGGAAAACTATCCGCTGTGGAATGATGTTCGTAAGTTCAATGTTCCGGGCACCCTGACCATGAAGCGCTTCGACGGCATCAAGGCCGGTGACGCTGCTTGGTACGAAGAGCCGGATACTGTTGAAGACGAGGAGAACGCATTCAGCGAAATCAGCCTGACCGGCTGTGAGCTGGCAAAGAGCGTGACTGTCAGCTGGAAGCTGCGCGCGATGGCAATCAGCGAATTCATCCCGTTCATTGAACGCGAGATCGGCGAGCGCATCGGCGTAGCGCTGGGCCGCGCTGCGTACAGCGGAAAGGGCAAGCCGGGCAGCGAAGGAGCTTTCAAGCCCGAGCCGCACGGCGTCAAGACCTACCTTGAGGCCGAAGATGGCACTCCGCAGGTTGTCACCTACACTGCCGGCAGCCTGACCGAAGAAAAGCTGCGCGAAGGCATCACCAAGCTGCATTCCAGCCACATCAGCGGCGCCGCGATCTATGTCAACAATGCAACTGCATGGACTGCGCTCGCAGGCATCAAGGATGCGAACAAGCGCCCGATCTTCCTGACCGATCTTGCGTCTCAGGGCAGCGTTGGCCGAGTGTTTGGCCTGCCGGTCAAGATCGACGCAGCTGTCGGCGATGGTGAAATCCTGATCGGTAACGCAAACGCCGGTTACTGGGCCAACGTAAACCGCGCCATGACCATGCACACCGAGGAGCATGTCAAGGCGCGCACCACCGACTACATGGGTTATGCCATTGTAGACGGCGACGTATACGATCCCAAGGCCTTCGCACTGATCAAGCCCGCATAAGGAGGACTGCGATGCTGGACATGAAGGATGCCAGACTGGCGGTACGGCTGTCGAACACTGAGTTTGACCGTGAGTTGCAGGATCTGCAGGACGCTGCCGTGGCTGATCTGGCTGCGGCAGGCATCGCAGAAATGGAAGACGACAGGCTGTACGATCAGGCGCTCCGGATGTACCTCAAGGGAAACTTTGAGCCCGGAGCGCCCGAGGCGGCAGCATGCCGGGAGATCTACGAACGCATCAAGGGTACGATCAAGCACTCTGATAAATACCGCGAGGTGAACGCAGATGCATGATGTGGTGTATCTGGTTCCTGTAGAAGAGGGCATAGAGCGAGGCAACATCTTCCGAAACCCGCAGAGGGAGAAGGCACGAAAGGTATTTGCAACTGTCGGGTCCGTCGGAGAACGTGAGTTTTACGACTCCGCACAGGCGGGATACGACCTTAGCCTCAAGGTTGAAGTATGGCTCTCGGATTACCGCGGAGAGGGCATGGTGGTCTATTCGGACGAAGAATACCGCGTTGTGCGCACCTACCGGAATGACAAGTTTCGGTACATGGAACTGTACTGCGAGCGGACGAAGGGCAGGGACTGACATGGCAAGAGTCAACACAGTGGGCCTGACGGAGCTTGCGAACGCTCTCAAAAAAGAAACGGGTACAAGCCGGGAACGAATCGAGAAGATGATCGACCGGGGCGCGGAGATCATGACGGACGCGATAAGGGAAAAGGCGGAAGCGCATGGTCTGAGGAATACCGGCAAGCTGATAGAGTCAATCAAGCCGGGCCCGGTGCAGATCTATTCAGACTCTGCATCGGTGGACATATGGCCGCAGGGTACGCGAAAAAACGGCAGAAAGCGCGGCAGGAATGCGACGGTCGGATTTGTGCAGCATTACGGACGGCATTACAAGCACAAATACAGGCCGGGAACAAAGTTCTTTGACGAAGCTCAAGCGGATGCGGCTAATGCCGTAGTCGAAGGCATGGCGAAGATTTGGAACAAGGGGGAATGATGATGCGCAACGAAGACATGCTGCATGACGCGCTGAGTGCAGTGACAAACGCTTATCACCTTGTTTTGGACGGAATGCCTGCAGAAGGCGCAGCCTACAGATTCCTGAACGAAACGCGTCTTTACGAAAGCGACGTGGTGATAGCAGCTACGGAGCATTTTCAGGTATATGTCTACAGAAAAGAGTACTCGGCAGAACTGATCGACAAGCTGATGCAAGGGCTGAGAGACGCGGGCTTTGCGGTGCAACTTGGCGGGCAGAGCATGGAGGAAGATTACTATCGCGATGAAATACGCGCGAGCAAGCTGAAGGAGGGAAATGATGAATAAGTCGATTGCCATCAAAACGGGCGTAACTGACTTTTATCTGGCGAAGGCAACGCACGACCCTGAGAACAACAAGGTTACTTACGGGGAACCGGGTGTGTTTGCCGGAACCGCCAGCGTGAGCAGTTCCGTACAGAAGAACGAAAACAAGGTGTACGAAAGTGATGAGCTTATCCACAGCCGCAGCCGTACGAGCGGCGTCAACATCACGCTGACCACCCGTACTGCGGATCCGGCGTCGGAGATGGAGGTCATCTACGGCCAGACCGCATCCGGTGAGGAGTATATCATCGGCCCGGACGACATGGGCGGTCACTACGCTGTTGGCTGGGCGAAGAAACGCTCCGACGGCAGCTATCTCTGTCAGTGGTATCTCTGGGCAACCGGCTCCAAAGACGACGAGAGCGACGAAACCGCCACCGACACCGAGAACTCCGCCACCGACAGCTACACGTTTGCGGCGGCATCCTCGCCCGAACCGCGCGCGGACGGTAGAACGCAGATGAAGCGTGTCAAACACGCGAAAGATGCGGCGGAGATGCGTGCGTTCTTCGCAAGTGTGCTGCCGGCGTAAAAGATCAAACAACAAGGGACTATGGACAATCGGGCCGTAGTCCCTTTATGAAATCAAGGAGGGATAAGTGTGGAAGGAAGAAAAACGCAGAGCGCAATTGTGACCCTGCAGGACGGAAAGACGTACAAGGCGGACTTTGACATGGGGGCGCTCGCAAATGCAGAGATGGCATATGAGCGATACTTCGGAAAGAAAATGGGTGTAAATGACATCGTCACGGAGCTTGTAGGATCCGGAACGCGCGCAATGATGTCATTTATGTATGGAGCGATGATCTCGGCAGGAGAAAAAATAACATGGGAGTACTTCAGCAAGTCAATGTATACGTTCGCGAACGTGCAGAAACTGATCGGAGTAGCAGCGGACGGCCTGACGGAGATGATGAGAACCGATGACGAGCCCGAGGAGGGCGAAGAAAAAAACGTGCATTCCCGTGGCGCGGTCTGATGCGCGCGTATCGCGCGGTCACGGGGAACAAGGGGAGCATAGCGGAGTTTTGGAAGCTGTCGCCGGCAGAGCTGCTTGCGTGGTGTGACGCGGCAGTGATGGAAGAGCCGGACCCTTACGAGGATCTGGAATACGGCGAGGAGGTGTTTGAATAATGCCGACGGATACCAGGAATATAGTCACGACAGTCGAAGTGGCCGGAGAGGGTACATACAAGAAAAAACTGGACGGGATTTCGAAATCGCTTAAAACGCTGGCAAGCGAACAGAAGGTCGTCGACGCTCAGTACAGCAAGAGCGACAAAAGCCTTGCGGCGCTGGCGAGCAGACAG